TATGAGGGAGTAGTTTTTACTTATGGTGAAGTCCAACTTTTACCAGTAGAAGATAAACCACCTCATATCAACTTTACTCGTGCAGTTAGAGCATGTCCAAAGGAATTAAGAGAAACCATATCAGAGGATAAAGTTTTTAATCAACTGATGGGTGATATTTTAGTAAAATTATTAGAAGAAGAAGGCGATAAAGCCGTGGAGTTACTTAAAGAAGATGAATCTACAGAAACTTGAAGAAGAAATAACTAGAGATGAAGGTGTAGTATATGAAATATACAAAGATCACTTAGGATACCCAACTTTTGGCATAGGCCATTTAATCACTGATGCAGATCATGAACAGGGTCAACCAGTAGGAACACCAGTTTCTAAAGAAAGAGTTGCTGAAGTTTTTGAAATAGATTGCAAGAAACACATTGCAGAATGCAAAAGCCTATTTGCAAATTTGAATGATTATCCAGATGATGTTCAAAGAATTTTAGTTAACATGACCTTTAATATGGGTCAAACTCGTCTTGCAAAATTTGTTAATTTTGGTAAGGCAATAAGAAACCAAGACTGGAAGACAGCTGCAGTAGAAGGCAGAGATTCCAGATGGTATAATCAAGTCACTAATCGTGCAGAACGATTAATGTTAATGTTAGAGGAAGTATGAGTCACATAAAATTATTTCAGTTAGTCACAGGGGAAAATGTAATAGGTGAAGTTGATGAAGGGTTCTTCTCAAATGAAGCCCAGATAAATTTCATTAATCCCTTGTTCGTAGTTGCACAACAAACAGAAGATAGAAAGAGTGTTACTATTCAGTTAATGCCTTATTCTAACCTTGCAGAAGGTAACACGATTAAGGTAAATTTTAAAAATATAGTGTGGGTTGCTGATCCAGAACAGAAACTTCTGAATCAGTATCAGTCAATATTCTCAAAGATTATTACACCACCAGAACCACAGGTTACATCATGAAAGAACAAATTTTGAAAGCACTTCGTTTGAAGTATCAAGGAACCATTGAAGAAGCAAAGACAAATATAGAGATATATTTTACCAGTCCAGTAGGGATTGGAGAACATCCAGAAATTCTTCAAGCAATTGATACTCAAATGGAAAAGATTGCAGAAGCAGAGGACAAGATTGTTGTAATAGACAATCATTTTACATCACCAAGAATACCTTGACAGATAGAAGTTTCGTAGTATAATAGTTATATGCACTTCTATACAAATGTATCTAGATATCGTAATCTAATTCTTGTCAGAGAATTCAAAGATGGCAAGAATGTTCCTAAGAAATACGAATACAAACCTACCTTATATGTCCCAACGAATAAAGATAGTTCGTTCAGAAGTATCACAGGACATAATCTAGAACCCAAAAAGTTTAAATCCATAGGATATACAAGACCCTTCATTGAGAAGTATCAAGATGTTGAGGGGTTTGATATTCATGGTAATCAAGCATATGCATACTCATGGATAAGTGACACATTTCCAAATGACATTGAATGGAGTATGGGAAACATATCCATTATGTGTTTGGATATTGAGTGTGAATGTGAGAATGGATTTCCAGAACCAACTGATGCATTAGAAGAAGTTAATGCAATAACTTTTAAGATATTTGGTTCACCAATTAAATACACCTTTGGAACCCAGCCATGGAATCATGGTGATAAGAACATTCGTTATTTTGAATGCAAAAATGAAGTTCATCTTCTTAAAACTTTCATAGAAGAATATCGTAAAGTATTACCAGATGTTATAACTGGATGGAATGTTGAAAACTTTGATATCACCTATTTGATGAATCGTATTTCAAGGGTTATTGATAATAGAACAGCAGATCAATTGTCGCCTTGGAACATGACATCTTCTCGTGAATGGCAATCTGAGTTATATGGAAAACAACAAGCATATACTCTTACTGGTGTTGAGGTTGTTGATTATCTTCAACTTTATAAAAAGTTTACCTTTACAAATAGATCAAGTTATTCTTTACAAAACATCTCTCAAATTGAATTAGGAGAAGGTAAATTAGATTATAGTGAATATGGTGCAATGCATCTATTCTATAAAGAGAATTATCAGAAATTCTTAGAGTATAATGTTAAGGATGTAGAGTTAGTTGAAAGACTTGACAATAAATTGGGTCTTATGGAGTTAACCTTCACCTTAGCATACAATGCAAAGTGCAACTATGGTGATGTTTTTGGACAGGTTAAGTATTGGGATTTGTTAATCTACAATAGACTTAGACAACAAAATATTATTATACCACCGAAACCTCATGGAAATAAGAGGATGAAGTTTGAGGGTGCATATGTTAAAGCTCCTCAAGTTGGCTTACATGAATGGATAGTTTCATTTGACTTGAATAGTCTGTATCCACATTTGATTATGCAGTATAACATTAGTCCAGAGATGATGGATAGGACTGTAGATAAGAAACCAGTTAATGATTTTCTTGACAAAAAAGTAAAAATCACAGGGGATAAAACAGTTTGTCCGAATGGTGCAAGATTTAGAAAAACTAAACAAGGATTCTTTCCAGAGATACTTGAAAGTTTATATGATGAGAGAGTTGTCTGGAAAAACAGATTGACTGAGTATCAACAAGAATTTGAAAAATGTGATGATCCACAGAGAAAGAATGAGTTAAATCGTCTGATATCTGTTGCATATAACAATCAATTAGTCCGAAAGATTTCATTAAACTCTGCTTATGGTGCAATGGGTAATGTATGGTTTAGGTATTATAATCTTACAATGGCAGAGGCAGTAACCACAAGTGGTCAACTTGCAATTAAGTGGGTAGAGAAAGCAGTCAATAATTTTCTTAATGAGTTACTTGAAACAGATGATGATTATGTTGTTGCAATTGATACTGATTCAATTTATGTTCGTTTTGATGAGTTAGTTAAGAAGGTTAATCCAAAGAATCCTATTGACTTTTTAGATAAGGTTTCAAGTGGTAAGATGCAAGATGTAATTAACGAATGTTATAAAGACCTTGCAGAGTATACCAATGCATATCAGAACAAGATGGTTATGGGTAGAGAGGTAATTGCTGACAAAGGTATTTGGACTGCAAAGAAAAGATACATCCTCAATGTACATGATAACGAAGGTGTAAGGTTAAGAGAACCTAAACTCAAAATGATGGGCATTGAAACAGCAAAGAGTTCAACACCACAATGGGTTAGGGATAAACTTGAAGAAACATTAAAAGTGGTAATGGATGGTAATGAAGAAATAGTCCATGAGTTTGTAGAAAATACAAGGAAGGGGTTTAAGGAATTACCAGCCGAAGAGATTTCTTTTCCTCGTGGAGTGAATGGAATCCTTGAATATGCAAATGCAAAGACTATTTACAGAAAATCTACTCCAATGCATGTTAGGGCCTCATTATTGTTCAATCATTATGTTAAGAAAAACAAATTAGACTTAAAATATCCATTGATTAACAATGGAGAGAAGATAAAGTTTGTTCACTTAAAAATACCAAATCCTATCTCGGAGAATGTTATTGGGTTTATAAACACTTTACCAAAGGAGTTTGAATTAGGCCCATTTATAAATTACGACTTACAATTTGAAAAGTCTTATATTGAACCACTAAAACTCATACTAGAGAAGATTGGCTGGTCTCCAGAACCACGATCTTCATTAGAGGAGTTCTTTGGTTAATGAAAACTTGACAGAGCAAGGACTCGTGGTATAATAGTAGTATATTGAGGATTTTAGATTATGAATTTATTGAAAGACCTAGCAAAGGCAAGCGGTAATGAACTTGCATCAGTAGTAGATGATGGAATCGTCGCTGGTGATGTTGATGGTTACTTAGATACTGGTTCGTATATATTGAATGCACTTTTGAGTGGTTCAATCTATGGTGGACTTGCATCCAACAAGATTACAGCATTGGCGGGGGAGTCATCCACTGGAAAGACTTTCTTTGCACTAGGAATTTGTCAAAGATTTCTAGAAGATAATCCAGAAAGTGCAGTCATTTACTTTGAAAGTGAATCGGCATTGACTAAAGACATGATTGTTGAAAGGGGATTAGACCCTAAGAGAATTATGATAGTGCCAGTAGTAACCATTGAACAGTTCAGAACTGAAGCAGTTCGCATACTAGACCAATACGAAAAGACCAGAAAAGAAGATCAGAAAGTATTATTTGTTCTGGATTCACTTGGCATGTTATCTACAGAGAAAGAGGTAGCAGATGTAGAGTCTGGAAAGTTAGTTCGTGACATGACAAAGGCACAACTCACCAAAGGTGCATTCAGAGTGTTAACTTTGAAACTAGGGAAGATTGGTGTACCCATGATTGTTTGTAATCATACTTATGATAAGATTGGTTCTATCTACCCAGAGAAAGAAATGGGTGGTGGTAGTGGATTGAAGTATGCAGCGTCGAGTGTAGTCTTCTTATCAAAGAGAAAAGAAAAAGATGGAACAGAAGTTATAGGAAACATCATTCACTGTAGAAATTGGAAATCAAGATTGACAGTTGAAAACAAAATAGTGGATGTTCGTTTGACATATGATAAAGGCCTTTCTCGTTATTATGGACTTACTGAACTTGCAGTTAAATATGGTATCTTTAAACAGGTGTCAACTCGTATTGAATTACCAGATGGTAAAACACAATTTGGGAAAACAATTAACAACAATCCAGAGACCTATTTCACAAAAGAAGTTTTAGATGAATTAGATGAATGTGCAAAGAAAGAATTTAAGTATGGGGCAGATTAGGTGCAGAATAGACTTGAACTATTAATACTCAAGAATCTATTTACGAGTGATTCATTTACTCGTAAAGTTATACCTTATGTACAAGAAGATTTTTTCTCAGAGAGAGAAGAACGATTAGTATTCAATAACATTAAAACATATTTTTCAAAATATAATGAATGTCCAACCCATGAAGCACTAACTATCCAGATGAATGAAGCATCTGGTCTTAATCAAGATGAATTAGGAAGTGCATTAACCATTGTATCCCAATGTAAATTATCCAAAGAAGAGACACCACAAGAGTTCTTAACAGATGAAACTGAGAAGTGGTGTAAGGATCGTGCAGTTTATAATGCAGTTATGGATTCAATTACTATCTTGGATAAAGATTCCGATAGAAGTAAGGGTGAGATTCCAGAGATTCTAAAAGATGCTCTTGCAGTATCTTTTGATGCACACATAGGTCATGATTGGTTAGAGGATGCAGATCAAAGGTTTGAGTTTTATCATACCGAAGAAGATAAGATTCCATTTGACCTTGATATCTTTAACAAGATTACTAAGGGTGGTTTATCCAATAAGACTTTAAATATTTGTATGGCGGGAACAGGGGTTGGTAAATCTTTGTTCATGTGCCATTGTGCAGCAAACAATTTGATGATGGGTAAGAATGTACTTTACATTTCATTAGAAATGTCAGAAGAAAGGATTGCAGAAAGAATAGATGCAAACTTGATGAACATTTCATTGTCTGATTTGATAGATTTACCAAAACAAATGTATGATAAGAAAATCAAATCTATCAGAGATAAGACTACAGGAAGATTAGTAGTCAAAGAATATCCAACTGCAGCTGCAAACACAGGACACTTTAGACATCTATTACAAGAATTAGACCTTAAGAAGAACTTTCAACCAGACATAATCTATATTGATTATTTAAACATTTGTAGTTCATTCAGAGTCAGGCCAGGCAGTAATGTAAATTCTTATACTTATGTTAAGAGTATTGCAGAAGAAATGAGAGGACTTGCAGTAGAAACTGGAGTTCCAATTATGAGTGCAACCCAAACAAATAGAACAGGGTTTGTATCCACAGATGTAGGATTAGAAGATACAGCTGAATCATTCGGTTTACCTGCTACAGCAGATATGATGTTTGCATTAATATCAACAGAAGAACTCGAAGAGCTGGATCAGATCATGGTGAAACAATTGAAGAATAGATATAATGATCCCTCATACTACAGAAGGTTTGTACTTGGTGTAGATCGTGGTAGGATGAAGTTGTATGATTGTGAACAATCTGCACAGGATGAATTGTTTGATGTTAATGTCATGGATAATACTGATGTGGGAAAAAGAATATCTGAGGAAACAGTACAAACAGAATGGCAGATATAATGGATGCTTTTCCTTTAGTTCAAAATCTAGAAATTCAAAGAACAGATCACAATGTGGATATATCAGACCATGCTATTATCCATGTTTTTGATGCACCACCAGAAATACTAGAATACAACAAAAAACTTGTTGACCTAATTAATAAAAATGATGCACAAGGTGTTGGTGGTGTTGATTCCATTAATGCAAAAATAACCAAGTTTACTGGATGGAAGTCATTTGAACATTTTGAATTTCAAATAATAATGGAATGGGCTGGATTTCTTGCATCTTTAGTTTCACATGAAAGATTTGCAATAGACATTACTCCAGTCTATACTCATTGTTGGGGTATGAAATATGAAAAGGATGATTATTCGCCTGCACATGGACACTTCCCATCTCTTTGGAGTTGGGTCTATTATCCTTTTATAGAAGATTCTGCAACAGCAGCACCATTGCAGTTTCCAAGATCACTTAAAACAATGATGAATTTAGATTCAGATGCACTAGATGAAAATAGAATACTGAATGATATTGCATTGAGTATACCAGCAAAGACTGGGAAATTGATTATGTTTCAATCTCATATATACCATCAAGTACCTAAATGTAAGAACAGTAAACTAAGATATGTTCTTGCTGGAAATTTAACTAATGACCATACTATAGATGTGAACCAATACTAATGAACCCTATAGGATTTTATGCAATGTGTGGTGTATTAATCATTACAAACATAATGGTTTATGTAATGATTCAAATGTATTTTGAAGGACATGAAGCCTTTAATGAAATAAAAAAAGATTTAGAAACAAAGTGAATCAAAATAAGAAAGAACTTTTAATATTTGTAGGGGTAATCACATACCTTATAATATTTGGCATACTTATGTTTAACCAGTTATGAACATATATGATAACTTTCTACCACTTAAAGATTTTGAAAATATTCAAAATTTCATTATGAGTGGAGAAATAGATTGGTATCTACAACCAAATATCGTAGATGAGACAGAAGAATCTTCTTTGAGTATCAATTTTACTCATTTGTTTTATGGACAAGATCAACCAGTAGATGCTGAGGGTCTCAATATTTTAGTTCCATTGATAGAAAGGTTAAACTCTGTTAGTTTGATTAGGTTAAAAGCAAATGCATATCCCAATACATCAACTATTGTAGAACACGAATTTCATACTGATTTAATGAATCACCATGTGGCAAACCTTCAAACTTGTTTATTTCACATCAATTCTAATGATGGATATACCAAGTTCGGCAATGACAGTGGATACACAAAGATGGATGCGATGTACACAAAAGTAGAAAGTGTAGAAAACAGACTAGTGTTTTTTGATTCTAATATTCCTCATGCATCAACTTCATGTACTAATTCCAAAATTAGATACAATCTCAATATAAACTATTTCTCCGAGAGTGATCCAACTCCCAGTAAGTTATTATAGCCCCTTGACATAGGGGTACATTTTGTCCTATAATAAGTAGATAGGAGAAAAATGAGTAATCACATAAATGAAAACATAAAAGAAAACATCCTTTTGGATGTTCTTCCTATGAGTGTTGAAGCAATCGTTGAAGAACTCAATCCACTTAATAAATGGGGTTTCATCAATTTCAAAGAAAAAGATGAAATCGTTGATTTATTGGTTGAGAAAAGATTCAGTGAAATGCCCGATTGCCCCTATTGACACAGGGGTACATAAAATCGTATAATATACACATAATGAAGATTATTGAAAATAACCCACTCTGGAAACCCTCGAAAGACTTAGGTCTGATTATGGGTCTAGTCCTTGCTGGAACTGTTGCGGGTTATTTTCTCTTCACTTTGGTGGTATATGTATGTGCCATCTTCATTTTGAATTGGTTAATGCCGGTAGTGCCGGTAGGAGAAGTAAATTGAGTAAAGAAAAAATGGTAGTAAAATGTGGCGGTAAATGGGTTGATGAAGACCTTGCAAAAAAAGTTGAAAAACTTTGTAATGATCTAGAAGAGACTCATGCAATTAATTGGCCTCGGTTGACTAACTATAAAGTTTACCCAATGACTGGCCAAAAATACATTAAGATTGTTACCGAAGATAACCAACGAACTGTTTGGGGATTTATCAATATCAAAGACTTTCTTAATAACAAAGGAATTAAATTTTCAGAAGGTGATGTTCTAAAATCTGCTGGATGGGCAACTCCTGCTTTGAACAAACCTCGTGGAAATCTCTTCATGGGATATGATGTCAAATCAGTTTACATGAGACAATATGGGCCGGATTATTTAATATGATTGAAGAAGAAAGCAGTAAACAGTTATTTTGGGCCGTTAATCAGAAAGTAGTTTCAGAGCATGAGGATGGTTCTTACTATTTCTTTCTAGATGCATTGCGTCAAAGTGGAAAGATTAATATGTTTGGAGCTCCTAAAATTCTAGAACAGAATTTTGGAATGACTCGGAAACGAGCTTTGGAAATATTTAAAGCATGGACAAAAACATATGAATAAAGAGTCAATTAAAATTCTTGCAGAAGCAAGTGGTGGTACACGAACAGAAGAAGACATTGAAAACATGTTAACACCAGACAATACGATTTTAAAGTCTATAGGATTTACAACTTTTTGCCGATCCAAGTATGAAGAAAATATGGAAGAACGAGGGGAACATGGTGAGCCACCTTATGCAAACATACAAGAATATCTTAATCCTAATACAGTGAATTTTTTATTAGAACAATACAAAAAGAACTTGGAAAAATATGCTAGTGGGTGATTGAATGAAAATTAAAACAATATTTATAGACATGGATGGGGTTCTCACTGATTTTATCGGTGGGGTTTCACAAATGATTGGAATGCCAATGACGAATGACGATAAAGGTCATTCTGAGTATGATGCACGAAAGCAAGAATTAACTGATAAAAGGTTATTCCGAAACTTACCACCTATGCCTGACATGTGGGAATTAATTGGTTATCT